GAATGTCCGTAAATACCACTGCATATTCTAAGATAGATGTTCCCAAACAATGAATAAGATCATGTTTACCTGTTTCTAGCAATCCATCATGTATGATATGAACTAATCTATTCAACATCAAATGAATATCGATTTTGTTTTGTCCCCCAAACGCCCAACCATTAAAATGGTTGTCCGGATATTGTTTAGGGTCACAATATTTCTTCATCTCTTCATACCATTCATCACTTTGAGAATGATATAATCCTTGAAGCACATTCAAGAACTTACATTTACCTGTACGATGTTGAATAAAATATTCGTTATTGATATGAGTAGCTTTGATAGCATCTTCGATAGTTTTGATACCATGCAAAGATTTACCATACAGCGGATGACCTTCTTTAACTTTGTAAGTTAGATCATATGTGCGTAATGATTGACTGGGGATATCTAAACACATACCATAATCCATATAGGTATCCATCCAAGTCAATACTGCTTTACGTTTTTCCATAGCCTTAGGGCAGGTAGGATCTTTCCAATCTGCTGGCCATTGACCTTTAAGAATCTGAAACCCACCGCTATCACCTAACATGAAAGTACCGGCTTCACGATCACGTATAATGCTTTCGCTATGATCTGTTACGGTAGTGTCTAGATTAGCATGTCCAGCAGAATACAATCCCCACTTATAATAATACAAACCTTCTTTACTATTGAGGAAATTAAGTTTTTCAACATCACCATTAAAACTAGCAGGGATTCTATTCTTGTCGAAATACTCTTTACCGTTGCGCTGCTTACCTAAGCCAGCAATATAAAAACTGCTGATTGCCGGTAAGAACAGCGCCCATTCAGGTTTATGTGTTGTAGAGAGATTAACTTGTTCCATCAGCTTTCTTTTCTTCCTGTACCAGTGCTAATACCATATCTAACTTCTCTTTCAAGTCTTTGACAGCGGGATATTTGCTTGCCAAAATCTTTAACTTATCATCCTCTGATTTTTTCTGCCTTGCCCACTTTATAATATCTTCTACCTCTGAATTCAAAGTGACATCGATGTGAGATGATATTTGTTGCCAACCTTGCCCATTATACACCTCACATTTTCCAGAGATAAATCGCATCTGCCCTATAAACGCATTTGCAGAGTTAAGTGCTAACCACGGTGAAGAAGAGTTCGAAACTACTTGAATTGAGCCTATGCTTCCAGCAGAAGTAATCATTTTGATTGTGCTGGGATCAGATACCGATACGTTCCCAAACCACTATCAACTATTATTTCAATAGCACCGTTATCAGAAATACGAATAATCTTATCACCCACTAGATCCATGATACTATTAAACTGCTTTACCGGCCACTTCCACTTGTTATTAAGAATACCAGTAACCTGTGAATGAAACACAAAGTTCCCGCTATGTGTAGAAGGGTCGCCAAAGTAGAACTTTAGATCACCGTTCTCAGTCTTGGCAACGAAATTCTCTTCTTCGCTATTAGCTTGAGTTTGTTTCTTCATCCGCAAGATACCGGCTACAGTAGGTTCAAAATCAACATTCCAAGTGGCACCTTTAAATGCTACAGTTTTTACTTTTTCTTCAATAACACTTTTAGCCATAAGCCTATAGTCATTGATGAAGTCACCGGTCTTTGTTTCAAAGTGAATTGCACCGGGAACATCTGCACCATCACGGTTAGCTTTAGTAACATTGATGATTGCATGTTCATCATACTCATCAAAACTAACGATAGTTTTTAGTTTACCTAAATTAGGCATACCAAACACGCCGATAAAGTCGTGAATGGGGTTCTTGAAACTACCGCTAACTACAACAGATTTATCCTCTGTAATAGAATTGATGACAGTTTCCTTGTCAGTACCAGACACCTTGATTAGTTCAATACCAAGACCATGCGTATGGTCGATTAAATCTTTGAGTTGATCCTTCATATTTTTCCTTTTAGATATTTAAGAATTTCTAATGCGTATTATAACTGGATTTATTGCTAAAGTCAATATCAATTTAACCAAATGAGAATAAATCGCTGAAAGTAGAATTCACATTGATATTGCTCTTGATATCCCAATCTAACACACCAAGAAGATTATCGATCTTTTCATCTACTAAAGTTTGTTCCATAGCAGAATCATCGAACGGGAGTTCGGTGAACCAATTAGGTAACCTAAGTTCATCAGTTGGATATGCTACACTAGTAAATCCTAATGGATTGGGTTTTAGCTTACATACAACGATCTTCATACCATCTACTATTTTTTGACTATAGTTATCGCTATTTACTTTGCGTAAGTAGTTATAGTTCAATGCTGCACGGACATGCCCGGGCATGTTTGCGCGACCTGTCTTACTCTTTTCTTCTAGTACACCATAGCTTGTTAGTTTGTTAACACTCTTTGGTGAACCTTTAGTCCAACTATCCTGTGCAGATAAAGTACGTTTGAAGTCTTTGATTACTTCAATAACAGTATCCCGTTGTTCTCCGGCAAGTACCATCTTTAGAACACTCATCAAGAATTCCTGTACTTGTTTAGGAGTATCTGCTCTTTTCAAGTCAAGACCCATAGCCTTGATATCGCCCATCTTACCGTTCACATCTTTGCGTTTACCTTCTTTATCAAAGATGTTGATAGCATAACGTTTCTTAACAATAAAGATAGCACGATCACCAATTAGTTCTCTACCAGCTTTGATAATCTCACCTTTCTTACGCGGAGTATGAAAGGCTTTTTCCATGAATCCAGGAAAACTATCATTAGCTTGTTCGGCAATACCATCATATAAGGCAATACATAGTTCTTTATTCCAATTTAATTCACCAGAATCAATCTGTAGCTTTAATGTTGGATAGGCAGTAAAATAGGTACTATCCGTATCGGCATATATTACACTATCACCGTCATGAGTGTACTCACCCGTGATAGACTCGTTAATATTACTCATCATGTGCTTTACAATCTGGCGACCACACAATGTAACAGATTGCCCTATACGTTTGTCATAGAAACGGCAATGTTCATTTAACAGAGCACCATATGCAGAGTTCAGCAAAATCTTGCGAACCAATTGTCGCTTATCCCAATACTCTCTATCAGCATCAGTTGTTGCTTCTTTAAGTTTTTTCTGCATATCTTTTCTATCTGAATACCAGCGAGTAAGAAGACCGGGTACCACACCCTCTTTCTCGTAAGTAAAGATAGTACCGTTTGCGCTAAGCATCCAGGGCTTATGACTATCAAAGATAAGTTTCCAGACTTCTGCTGCGCTCATCTCGTCACTACGACCATTTTCATAATCTATAGTGAGCATAGTACCACGTTCTTGATTCATGATTGCAGTGTATTCCAAAGCACTAAACAATCCTTCCCACAAGATACTACCAGTAACTGCATCATCGCCCTCTTTGTGACGTTTCTTTTCTGATGCTAGTCTTTGGCCCTTTTCCCGCATGTAGTTATCAGTTAGCGTTTGCCTAACTTGGCCAACAATTGTTTCACCCGCCATGTTGAGGGCGCGAATAACGCTGGGATAGAGTGAGTTGATATCGACTGCTCCGACATATTCGTGCATTCCTCTTTTCGGCGTAGCAACATAGGCACCTGCGGCTTGTTGTTCATCTGAATTTTCACTCCTTCTGTTTTTATCTGGTACAACTAATCCACGTTCATGCGCTTCATTGAAGATTGCCATTTCAATCATAGCTACAGAACCCATAACTGTGGGTAATAACACAGTATTCTCATGCGCTAGCTGATTAGCTAGTTCTAAAAATTGCAACTTATTATGAATCTTGACCAACAACATGGTATCCTGTCTGTTGTATTCAATAAACTTTTTAAAGTCTTTGTTATACAACTGATCAAGCGTCCCTTCATATTGTGTTTTGTTTTCCCCTACTTCCATCTCACCAATAGCATCCAGCTTATAGCTATGGCGACTCTCATAGTTATATTTTTTATAGAGTTGTAGGTAATCCATATGAATACGACCAACTAGATCATATGTCTGTTCTTCTTTACCAAATCTCTCATATGTTCTTGGTTTAGGCAATTGTCCAAGCAAGCAAAACTTACGTGTATCATCCTTGCTCATAACTCTAGTAACACGATTAACCATATAAGGTATATCGTACCCCTCAGAGTTCCAACCAGTCAATACATCAGCATCTTCAATCAGTTGGAAAAACACATCAAACATGTCCTTTTCTGTTGTAAAGAGCATGGTGTTTTCAAACTGATTTACAATCTCTGAAGCAGTTTCACTAGTCATATGTTTTGGTGCGATAACCAAAGTAACAATTTGATTTAGCCAATCCAAATAACAACTAATAGCGGTTACTGGATTGAATGGATCAGTAGTGGGCGAGAAGCCTTTTTCGGGATCCCAATCAACCTCAATGTCAAAAAAGCAAGTATGTAATTTAGGTGCATCTACCTTCAAGTAGTTTTCGCTAAGACAGCGAAACACGATATTTACATCACTTTCAAATACCTTTTTACCCGAATGAATACGCCGTTCTTTTTCAAACTCGGCGCGCTTTCTAGTGCTGAATCTACTTACTGGATCACCGTAGATACTGCGATGTTTGCCTTTGTTATCAGCATAATATAAGGTATAGTTAGCAGGACACTCGTTGTACCTGCGAATACCATCTTTATCGCGTTCAACCACAAAGATTCGATCACGGTCGCGATCCAAAAATGCATCTATGTAACTCAAATATAAATCTCCTATAAACACATCTTACAGTAATAAGATATGTAAGTAAACTCAAAAGGATAAATTAGTGTTTAGATAAATGCAAGTTCTTAGTTTGTCTAAGAACCTTGCTCATAATAGGAAAGTTGTTACCTACTAGATCAAGCAACTCGTCTGGTGGTCTAGAGGCTAAACTAGCCAATGAAAATGCTACCTGGCCCATTTCCTGAAAATATTTTGGATTGGGCCAACGAACTTGCTTGATCTGCCAGGCATCAATAAACAAACATTCTTCTCCTACTGATCTTAATACTATGGGCTGCTGTGATTGTGGTAGCGATTGGGCTTGTAATAGTCGTATAGCAATAGGTTCATCCCATATAGCAGTCTTATCTAACGTTCTAGCTATAAGATGCACTAGAAACGCTTCCAGATCAGTATCCAAATAAATGCTACTACTTTGTTGGGAATCCATTACTAATTCCCATCCCGCCCTCACATAATTATGCCAGTGTCGCATCATGTATTTAGCGAAACACCGACGTAATCAATTATAGCGTTTTGCCAACAGTTTCCAAGATTTCATTTAATTCATCATGATCTTTATTAGTCTGACCCAAAGATGCTTTATGTGCAATCTTGATAGCCTTCTTTAGGATGCTGGGTTTGATTTCAATCTCTTCGGCGATAGCTTTGATGGTGTCGTTTAGACCACCCTGCAATGCATCAATCTCATGCATTGTAGACATACCTTCGTTGATGATTTGTGTCAGTTTAGTTTTTTGTTCAGTAGTAAAAGTACGGTCAGTCATATATAATCCTTAAAATGTTATTATACAGCAATTAGTAATTGTTTTTCAACTATTTTCTTTACCACGGTTGCCAATCCAGGATTAACCCGTAATGCATGTGGCATCAATTTATTACGGATATAGTTCCTAATGAATCGATCATCTGTGTTGCTACCATCCTCACACCAACCAATTTCCTTACGTTGACACCAAGACCAAAATTCTGTTTTTCCGGTAGTCAAGAAAGGTCGGATAACGTTATTCCTTTTGAGGGGAATAACTTTAGGATTACCGTGTAGGGCAGACCAAATATAAGTCTCTACACAATCATCTAAATGATGTGCGGTTATTACAGGTCCAAACTCATCACCCAAACCATTGAAAAATTCATATCTTTCATTTCTCCAATGCTCTTCCATACTATCTTCTTTGGGTTTTTGATTTTGAATCTTACCCACAACTAATGGGAGATTGCGATCTTCACAGAAATTAGTAACGTGTTTGAATGCACGTTCGCTATTTTCTGTTCCATGATGGAAAAAGGCGCAGCGCACTGTATGATTGTTAGATAGGAAATCTGTTATTGCTGTACTATCTAACCCGCCACTAAATGCAACTACAACGTTATCAGGTAGTGTAGTGAGTAATTTGAACATACGTGCATTATAGCACAGTATATTATTTATTGAAAGATTTCTGGGTGAGATTTACCAAATATTTTCATGAATTTCCCAGCTAATTCATCCGCTTGTGTCTCAATTGGACTTCCAGGATAACTATCACCGGGCTTTATCATACCCAATTCACCTTGACGTACATGCGCTAACTCATGAAATACGGTACGCATGATATCTACCATGTTCCTGTGATTTACATATACCCAAACTTTATCTTCTCCTGGTACATGTACTCCAGTATGGTGACCTTGTTGTGCTTTCTCAGTATCATAACTAAACTCTATTTCGGGTATAGAATCTAAGTTCAATTTAGAAGCAGTCCACTTTATGAACTTTGTCATCAACGGATCATTGTTATAATCTGTCTGATCACTTTCATCTAACTTGCCCTTTATCCATGCATCAGGGGATTTACGATATGTACGAACAAATATATCATGTAATGCTTTGCCAGTAATATGGTGTTTTTTGGCTATGCCGCGCATCAACTTATCTATGGTATCATAGTCGTATTTTTCTAAAGAGGGCAATTTCTTAGCTAACTCTTTGGCTGCGGATTCGTGTAGGAATTGTATTGTAATCATGATATATTATATTTATCAACCTGCGAATCTAATCAGTTGGGAAACCCCAAATACTAACATCTGTCTAGCTTGTAAATTATCTGCTTCGGAATCTAATGAATCGGTATTTATGAGGTCACTAAGTAAAGCACGATATTCATCTGCGGGTAATTGTCCGGCTTTGAATGCTTCACTTATCTGTAAGGCCGTAGATGCTCTTTCTGCTGCCCAACCTAATCCGCTATTGGTTAATTGTAGTAGTTCCTGACTCATTAGAATCTCCCTTGAATAGCCTTTGCAGCTATATCTATTTGCACTATCATCAATTTACGCTTGATATCGCAATATATTGCACTTACTGGCTGCGGCCTTTTACTAAACTCATTTGCTGTACCTCTAACTGTATCTAATAGCTTATCTACATCCTTTGTCTTTTTGCTTTCGCTATATAGATGAAACCATTGTAAACTAGATTGTATAACTTTTAACTGTGCTATCTGGTCTTTTGAACAATCAAATGTTAATGCTTGTTGTCTAAGATCAGTTATCACTTTAGCTTGATTAGCATCCCATCTGCTGGGAATCTTATCCATAATCGATGATATAGTGCTGCAACCAGGTAGACTTGCTATCAATAATATGAACAGAAACCTATTCATCTTACTCAGCCGATTTACCACATTTGTTTCTCTTGGCTTGTGTAAGTGCGCCAAAGTCTACTGACCATTCTTTACCGGGTTGCAATTCAGTTGCACCTTGAGGGAATGCATATCGTACTTCAGCGGTCTTCATTAGTTGTTCTACTGGAATACGGAACTTAGTTAAATCATTGCCTAAATTAGGGTAAGGAGCAATATGTGGGAATTGCCAACCAGCTATCTCTTTAGTTTGATTGTTGATCACTATCTTATAAAAGGCATGCGGTACTATAACACCTTTACCTATCTTTTTGTCTTTATCGTTGTATATTCCACCTACGTATATAGTATATGATTGATTATGTTGTACTGCCCAACCACGTACCGCTGTTTCTAATAGTTTCCATATACCGCGATTTAAACTACCGGCTTGTGGACTCATGTTAGTCATTAAGAATGATTCAAACTCTACTTGAGTATCCCAAGACAGATCACCATCAGGAGCCATATGACCTTTATCATATCCAGTAGCAGCATAGTCATCAGGTATAGCACCCCCGTTAACGCTTTTATCTGCGGCAAATGCATTGGTACGAGCAACACATCCTAATGCGTTTGATGGTGTCAATTCATATGTAACAAA